AACCTGAACGGCACGACCACTGGTGGCGTTGCTGGTACTTGGGTTCAGATTGTTTCGATTGCAGCGGCCAAGTACATGGTCACGGGTGTTGTTCTCGGTACGAGCACGGTTGCTACTCCGTTTGCTGATTCCTGATAGGAGGCTCTCATGCCTTCAATGCAGTATGACGTAAAGTCACAGTATGCGTCTGCGTCAGGAGTGTTGGTGCCGTTTAGGTCGCGTCTTAAGGGTGCGACCTTTTCCCCGGCGGCATCAACAGCCGGAGCCGCGATTTTTGTTAACAACACAACCTTGTCTGGGACGTATGCGCGTGTTACGACCACCGCAACAATTACGGTAGCAAACCATGATCTGGTGGCTGGTGATTGGGTCTACATTGACTTCCAGGCCGGTGGACCAACCGATGGTGTCTACCAAGTTGTTACGGTTGCTGACGCTAATACGTTCACGGTGACAGTTGCAGACTCGGGTGGCACGTCAGGAACTGTCAGCATCTACAACGATGTGTTGATGCAGGTGACTGTATCGACGCTTAGTAGCTCAACCACGGTGATTCCTGGCGAAGGCATCTTGGCTCAAGATGGTATTCGGGTGTTTCTGAGTAACAGTGTTACTGCGACCATCTTTTACGGATGACGTATGCCAAACCAAAAGAGTTACGAACTCGGGGGGCGCAAGTTGTTTATTGCGATCCCTGCCTATGACTTCAAGGTATCCCTGAAGCTTGCCATTTCGTTGGCTAGGTTTTCTCAGGAAGCCTTGAAGTATGGCATTGAGATTCAGATTGGCAGCATCTGCGGCTGTTCTGTTGTCTCTCGGGCGCGTAACCTGTTGGTGAAGGATCTCATGGAGTCGGACTGCACCGATCTCCTGTTCATTGATGCTGACATCAATTTTGATGCAGACGATGTGTTTCGTTTGCTGGCCTGGACCTCTGATCCTAAGAAAGGGATTGTGGCTGGGGTGCCGAGGACGCGGAAGACCAACAAGGTCTACATCGCCACTTTGGATCAAGATGCAGATGGCTTGACGATGAACGGGATGGGATTGGTTCGGGCCACTAGAGTTGCCACGGCCTTCATGATGGTTCGTCGCGAGGTGTTTGAGAAGTTGATTGCTGCTCATCCTGAGTGGACTTACTTCGACGACAACTCGGGCCGTCAGCTTAATGCGGTCTTTGACTTCAAGGTCACTCCTGATGGTTACATTGGAGAGGACTTCCTCTTCTGTGACCGGACTCGAGAGTTGGGCTATGAGGTCTGGATTGACCCGACCATCAAACTTGGACACATGGGTGTGCAGGAGTACGAAGGTGACTTCGGCAAAGACTGCTTGTACCCAATGATTGTCAAGGCGGCATGAGATGGCTAAGAAAGGGATGGGCATAGCGACTTCTGTGAAGTCAGGCAACTTCCGTCCTACCAAACAAGGTGCCGGGATGACGGAGAAAGGCGTCAAGGCTTTCCGTCGCGCCAATCCTGGTTCTAAGCTTCAAACCGCAGTTACCGAAGACAAACCATCTCCTGAGCGTTCAAAGCGTCGCAAGTCGTTTTGTGCGCGTTCTGCTGGCCAGATGAAGATGTTTCCGGAGGCTGCAAAAGACCCCAACAGTCGGTTGCGTCAAGCGCGCCGCAGATGGAAATGTTGAGGAACCCATGAACGATGTAAGTCCCAAGGAATTTGGTGCTTTGGAAGCCGATGTGCGTAATCTGATGAATGAGATTCATCTTCTTCGTCAAGACATGAAGACGATGAAAGAGGTCATTGATCAGACCAAAGGTGGCATCTGGGTAGTGATGGCGTTGGCTGGTACAGTAGGCGGCGCTATTACGATGGGTATTAAGAAGTTGTTTGGAGGGTGATGTGGTGCCTTCCAAGACTCGCCGCCAGCATATGTTTATGGAAGCCGTGTCTCACAACCCGGCTTTTGCTAAGAAGGTGGGTGTTCCACAATCTGTGGGACGCGAGTTTGTCCAGGCCGATAAGGGCCGTAAATTTGCAGAGGGTGGTCAAATGAAAGAGTCCAAAGCGATGATGGGTAAAGAGCTGGCCTTCATGAAAAAGAAGGGCGCTCCGAAGTCCATGATCAAGCATGAGATGGCAGAAGCCAAGGGCATGAAACGCGGCGGCATGGCGTATGCGGCTGGTGGTCTGGCGGCTGGCCACAAGAGTGCTGATGGGGTTGCCAAGAAGGGCAAAACCAAAGGCACAAAGGTCATGATGCGTAAAGGCGGGATGTGCTGAGATGGCCACCCAAAACAAGCCCGCAGCACGACCGAGGGTTGTCCCGCCGTTTCAAGGGGTCAATCCGCCAGAAGGTGTTGGCGCTCCTCCACCCTCTTCTCCTCCGAGGCCAACCAACGAGCTGACGCCTACTGCTGAGGCCATGCGGCGTGCCGAAGAGATTGAGCGTGAACGTGAGATGCAGGAAGCAATGGATCGTGCTGCCGAGATCTCTCGCCGCGCATCGATGGGTACTTTGAAAGAGAAGCCTGTCAAGAAGGCCAAGGGCGGCATGATTGGCTCTGCATCTAAGCGGGCTGACGGTTGTGCGATGCGCGGCAAGACCAAGGGTCGGCTTGTATGAAGATCTCACGCGGCATGGGTGTTATGAACCCGGCCAAGCTCCGAGCCATCAAGAAGCGTGATGGCAATGAGCCGGTCAAACTCTTCCGAGAGGGGGGTGAGTCGCGTGTGAATGAGGCTGGTGTTTATACCAAGCCTGGTATGAGAAAGCGTTTGTTTGAGCGGATCAAGGCTTCTGACAAGGGTGGTGCGCCAGGGCAGTGGTCCGCTCGCAAAGCGCAAATGCTGGCCAAGCAATACAAGAGTTCCGGTGGAGGGTATCGTGGCTGAGAAGCGGATTCAAAAGGCTATCTCAAAACCTCGTGTTCTCAGGACCGTTAAAATGGGTCAACGGGCAAGACTGGCGCAGACTCTTAAATCCTTCAAATGAAGGGTTTGAAGTTTCCTGTCTATAACGGACAGGGTAATGTGTTTGACTGGATTCTTCGTGAGGCCGCTGATCTGCGTAGGATTCGGCAAAGAGGTAACCTGAATGCTGCGAAAGCCGCAAAAGAGTCTCAAAGACTGGACCTCACAAAACTGGCGCACGAGGAGCGGGAAGCCATCGACGCAAGGGTCAAAAGCAACCGGGGAAAGGTATCTCCCAGAGGCGGCTATACGTTCACTTTCCCCGCAAGAGTACGCAGCGACGACCCGAGCAAAACGGGTCGGCAAGGCTAAGGGCAAGCAGTTTGTAGCTCAGCCCAAGGCGATAGCGCAGAAGACCGCGAGGTTTAGGAAGTAATATGAGCACATCTGGCACCACCGCGTTCAACCTTGACCTTAACAGTCTTGTCGAGGAGGCTTTTGAGCGTGCTGGTCGAGAGGTTCGGTCTGGCTATGATATGCGGACGGCGCGGCGTAGCTTGAACCTTATGACTGTAGAGTGGGCCAATCGCGGGATCAACCTTTGGACGGTTGAGCAGGGCACGATTGAGCTGAACCAGGCCCAGATCACTTATGCACTGCCGGTTGACACCATTGATCTGTTAGATCATGTGGTTCGCACGCAGAGCGGTCTGAACCAGACCGACATCAATATCACAAGGATCAGTGTCTCAACCTATGCCACGATCCCGAATAAGAATGCTCAGGGACGCCCGATTCAGGTCTGGATCAATCGGCAATCTGGCGCCACCAGTGCGACCGGCCTTACCCTGGATGGCACAATCAATTCGTCGATTACCACGATCACGCTGAGTTCTACAGACGGATTGTCTGCTGTTGGTTACATCAAGCTTGATAGCGAGATCATCAGCTATACCGGCAAGACCGCAACCACGCTGACTGGTTGTTTGCGAGGACAGGCTGGCACGACAGCGGCTGGGCATACTACTGGCGCTGCTGTGACTGTTCCGTTTCTACCAAATATCAATGTGTGGCCATCCCCTGACCAGAGCAATTACTACACGTTCGTGTACTGGCGGCTCAAGAGGATTCAGGATGCAGGCAACGGCCCAACGGATCAGCAGATTCCGTTTAGGTTCTTGAACTGCATGGTAGCGGGATTGGCGTACTACATTGCCATGAAGATTCCAGAGGGGCAGGACAAGCTGGATCGGTTAAAGCTGGATTATGCGGAGCAGTGGAGCCTTGCGGCAGACGAAGACCGTGAGAAGGCTGCTTTGCGTCTAGCACCGAGACAGATGTTCATCTAGTCATGCCAAATAGGTTTGCATCTGGCAAGTACGCGATTGCCCAATGTGATCGTTGTAATTTCAGGTATAAGCTGAAAGAGCTGAAGCAACTCGTCATTAAGACGAAGAATGTGAACATTTTGGTTTGTCCGTCCTGTTGGGAGCCGGATCAACCTCAGTTGCAGCTTGGGATGTATCCTGTGGATGATCCACAGGCTTTGAGGAACCCGAGGCCAGACAATAGCTACATCATCTCTGGTCTGAATGGTATTCAAACAGATCCGTTAACAGCCCCAACAGATAGTCAGCTTGCTTTTGGTACACCGGAGGGTGGGAGTCGAATCATTCAATGGGGCTGGAATCCGGTAGGCTTGAACAATCCATTGCAACTGACCGGCCTTGAGGATAACCTTCAAGCACAAGGCTCGGTTGGAAGTGTGACAGTACAAACTTAGGAGTGATCATGAAATACATGTCTGGTGGTGACGTTAAGCAAGTCAAGAGGATCGCCAAAGAAGAGGTGGCGGGTCATGAGAAAAAGATGCACGGCAAGGGGTACGCTAAGGGTGGCGTGACCTCGTTGCAGCGCAAACAGCTTGGGCGTGGTTTGGCCAAGGTGGCCAATCAAAAGGTGTCGAGCTTCAAGTACAAGTCGGGAGCAAAGTAATGAGCAAGGCCAATGACCAGTGCCACTTCTTCCCGGCCGAAACCAAAGATCCGATTGGGAAGTACACACAGCCCCGTCAGTACACGGATACGATGGGACAGAACGGCTACCCCAACGCCATTCCCAACACGCAGACGCTGCGGACTCGGGGCACTAAGAACACCACTCGAGGCAACAGTAGCTCGACCAAGATGGGCTGAAGATGAACTACGCCACGCTCTTTGAGACGATCAAGGGGTACCTTGAAAACGACTTTCCAGGTACTCAGTGGACTGATTCGGCGGGCACCGGAACGGTTACCCTTACGTCCACGGAGCAGATCAATACGTTCATCAAGCAGGCAGAGCAGCGGATCTATAACACGGTCCAGCTTCCGGCTCTGCGTAAGAATGTGACGGGTAACTGTACGCTTCAAAACAAGTACCTAGCCATGCCATCAGATTGGCTATCGATGTTCTCGTTGTCTATCATCCGGGCAGACGGAAGTCAGCACTTCCTGTTGAACAAGGATGTTGAGTACATTCGAGAGGCGTTTCCAAGCCCAACGGATTATGGCGAGCCAACTCACTATGCGATCTTCGACAATGACACGATGATCCTGGGTCCAACGCCGGATGTTTCGTACAACATGGAGATGCACTACTACTACTATCCCGAGTCAATTGTCACAGCTAACACGACTTGGCTTGGAGATCATTTTGATAGCACATTGCTTTATGGCGCCCTAGTTGAGGGATACACATTCATGAAGGGTGAAGCTGACATGATTGCCCAATACTCCAAGCGTTATGAAGAGGCGATGTTGCTGTTGAAGAAACTTGGCGATGGCAAAGATCGTCAAGACACCTATCGATCTGGACAAGTAAGGTACCAAGTCACATGATGATGAATGATGTGGGTGTGTTGCTTGGCGGCAGCGTGATGGTTCAAACAACTCAAAACCGTGGCTTTAATGCGGATGAGATTGCTGAACGAGCTGTCAATAAGATCATTTCTGTTGGCGAACAGTCGCATCCAGCCATTCGCGATCAAGCTAATGCGTTTCGAGAACACATTCAAGCTGTTGTGTCGTTCTATATCAAAGAAGCAATCAAGAATGACAGAGCGACCCTTGCAATCAGGTTTAGGGACGCTGGACATCCTGAACTAACAAAACTCTTGGAGAAATAACATGGCATTTACCGGAAACTTTATGTGTACCAGCTTCAAAGTTGAGCTGATGCGTGCTATTCATAACTTTACCGCCAGCACTGGCAACACATTTAAGCTGGCTCTGTACACCAACAGCGCATCGTTTACGGCAACAACGACTGCCTATACGACCTCCAATGAGGTGACCGCCTCGGGATCGTATTCGGCTGGCGGTGGTACGCTAACAAACATCACGCCAACCAGCTCTGGCACCACGGCGTTCACGGATTTTGATGATCTGTCGTTTACGACGGCCACGATTACTGCACGCGGCGCATTGATTTATAACGACTCTGCTACCGGTGATCCGACGGTGGTGGTGCTGGACTTTGGTTCAGACAAAACCTCAACATCCGGCACATTTACTATTCAGTTCCCGACCGCTGATGCAAGCAACGCGATTATTCGCATTGCGTAAGAGGTTGGCATGATCAAGATTGACTTCCAGTTTGAAACGCCACATGGCAAGTTCGCTGACGCTCTGCACCTGCCGGAAGATCACACCTTCACCGAGGCAGAGATCCAGGCGATGAAAGAACAGCGCCGGGATAACTGGATTGCCATCGTGACTGCGCCGCCTGTTGAGCAGCCGGAAACCACCAAGGAGATCGGTGGTGAGGTCTATCAAAAGCTAGAAGGAGTCCCGCCCTCTGGAGCCAAGCTGGTCGAGATTGATGGTGTCTGGTTCTATAGGGTGTAAGCATGGCAGCTCGCTACTGGGTCGGTGGAACCGCCAACTGGGATGGTACTGCCGGTACAAAGTGGTCAACGACGTCCGGTGGCCCAGGTGGAGCGGCTGTTCCCACATCTGCGGATGACGTATTTTTCGACGCCGCCTCAACCGGCACCTGCACGATCAGCTCCGGAAACACCGGGGCCAAGTCAATCAATTGCACTGGGTTCACGGGAACGTTAGCTGGAACTGCTGGGATAACCGTATCAGGCAGCGTGACGTTTGTTGCGGGAATGACGCTGACTTACAGCGGCACATTAACACTTAACGGCACAGGTACTTTGACGAGCGGTGGCAAGACGCTTGATACAGTTACAATTAACGGGGCGGGAATTACGGTAACGCTGGGGGATGCGTTAACCCTTTCAAACATCAGGGACATAAACGTTACACAAGGAACTTTTACTAGCAACAACTTTAACATAAATGCTACAAATTTAGTATCAAATAATTCAAACACACGAACAATTAATTTGGGCAGCAGTACTGTAACTCTAGCTGGAAACGTTAATTTTACAAATAACACAAACTTAACGTTTAATTCCGGCACTTCAACTATTATTATAACAGGCCCAACCCCATCATGTTCAGGCGGCGCAACAGGGGGTACAGGCGTTACATTTTATAATGTGTCATTTACATCTACAATAACAGGTACAACTACCATATCGTCGCGTAACACATTTAATAATTTAACTGTTACTGCTCCAGGTACCGCCTTTGTTCGTCAGGTCGCTTTCGATTCCGGGCAAACCATTAACGGCACTCTCTCCACCACCGGCACCGAAGGCAACCGCCGCGTCTGGTTCCGTGGGGTCACCTACGGTCTAGCTCAAACCCTGACCATCAACAGCGCACCGAGTCTGACTGACGCAGACTTTCGGGACATCTACGTTATTGGTACTGCTGCTCCGATCTCAGGCACAAGGATCGGGGATCTTCGTGGATGCCGAGGGATCACGTTCAGTACGCCTAAGACGGTGTATTGGAACCTTGCTGGCGCACAGAATTGGTCGGCTAATGGTTGGGCAACGACATCTACAGGATCACCGTCAACAGACAACTTCCCGCTTGCTCAAGACACAGCCACGTTCACTAACGCCGGGTCAGTAACCGGCACGATTACGATGAACTCTGCTGTCCCCTACACAGGGACGGTGGATATGTCGGGTCGCACGAGTGCCATGACGTTAAGCGTTGGGGCCGCGCAAACAATCTATGGCGACTGGAAGAACGGTTCCGGGACCACATTAACCACTACAAACACCTTGACGTTCTCTGGCCGTAACACGCAGACGATTACTAGCGCAGGCAAGACATTCAGCGGCGGCATTACGGTTGACTCCTACGGTGGCTCCGTTGAGCTTGCTGATGCGCTAAACATTGGTTTTAACACCCTCACCGTCACCAACGGCACTTTCGACACCAAAAACTTCAACGTCACAGCATTCGGTTTTGAAGGGTTTTCCGGTGGCGTTAAAGCGCTCAAACTTGGGTCTTCTACTATAACTATTAGCGGGAGCAGCCCTTTTGGCTTTTACGCGCTCGCCCAGCAAGTGTCAGTGGACGCCGGTACTTCTACTATTATTTGTTCTGCCGGAAGTGTTTCGGTGTATGGTGGTGGGTTGACCTTATATAACCTATCCTTTACATCCACTTCTGCAGGTACGCATAATTTCCAATCCGCAGGCGGCGTTCTTACCGTGACAAATCTAACGGTAACCGCTTCAGGATCTGCAGGATTGCGTAATTTGATTTTTCCCGAAAACCAAACCATCACCGGCACCCTCACCGTAGCCGGAGCCTCACCAGTCCGTCGCATCTTTGTCCGTTCTAACACCCTCGGCACCGCCCGCACCCTAACCGTAGGCACTCTGTCTGCAACAGACTGCGACTTCCGCGACATCACGATTGCTGGAGCTGCTGCGGGATCATCTCCGACCCGAGCAGGTGACTGCGGTGGAAACTCTGGGATCACGTTCCCTGCTGCTAAGACCGTCTACTGGAACCTTGCAGGCGCTCAGAACTGGAGTGCTACGGCGTGGTGTACAGGATCTGGTGGTACACCGGACATCAATCAGTTTCCGCTAGCCCAAGACACGGCGGTGTTTGATAACACAGGCAGCGTGACTGGCACGATCACAATTGACACTGCGTGGAACATCGGCACGTTTGATGCCTCGGCTAGAACGAGTGCGATGACGCTATCCACCAGTGCAAATGCACCGTTTGTTTACGGTGATTGGAAGTTTGGTACGGGAGTCACATCGAGCAGCACAAGCGGCACGGTCACTTTTGCCACTAGAGGCACGGAAACCATCACCAGCAACGGCGTTCAGTTTGGATGTCCGGTAACAATTGACTGTGTGACCGGAACCGTGCAGCTTGCTGATGCCCTATCTCTCGGCTCAACCCGCATTCTGACGCTAACCAGCGGAACATTTGATGCTGTTAGTTATAACGTGACAGCGGGGCTAGTTTTCATTTCTAGTATCAACGCCAGAACCTTAAAAATGGGCTCTGGGACATGGACTTTGTCTGGAACTGGGGCTGTTTGGGATGCATCGACTACTACAAACCTAAATTTTTACAAAGGCACTGCTAACATCGTCCTATCTGACACCAGCAC